GGGGAAAACCAGAAGATGAAGCGCAACATCCTAGACAGCCGCCGCAAGGTGGTGCAGGCCATCATCGGCGCCTACCCCGGGGGACGGGAGTGCGCGGCGACGCGCCTGGGCCTGGACCTGAAGAAGTTCGACAACCACGCCTACGAGTCCGCCGGCAGCAGGCCGCTGACCGACGAGCAGCTGCATGTGCTCGAGCAGGACGCCAACACCACCTACCTGCCGGAGTACTTGGCCCAGCTGTACGGCGGCATGTTCGTGCCGTTGCCCGACCCCGAGTCGGTGGACAACGTGGACCTCTACAGCCGCTCCGTGCGCGCCTCGGTGAAGCGCGGCGCCGTCGACATGATCATCGAGAAGGCCCTCGAAGACGGTGTGATCGAGAGCGACGAGGCCAAGCTGATCCTCAAGGCCCACGCGGAGTACATGGCCGAGCGCCACGGCGAGGTGATGGCCGTTATCGCGGTGCACAGCGAAGGGGCCAAGCCATGAGCAGCGGCGGCTATTCCTTGCCCAGTCGGCCGCGAATTTCCTTGAGCGCGGTGACCACGTCATCGACAGCGAAGCGGATGTCCCTGGCACTGATCGCAATGCCAGTTTGCATGCCGCTGCCGGTTAGGCGCTCTGTCTCACGGCCACGCATCACCTCGACCAGTTTTTCGTGCCGGACCTGCAGGCGTTCGATCAGGTCTTCCACATCCTTTTGCGAGTGAGTTCCCATGGCAAACCTCAATGACCAAACCAGAGAAGAGCTGCTCAGCGTGCTGGACCATGCGCAGCAGCGGCTGGACACGCTACGGGAAACGGTTCGTACAGCCAAGGGGGCGCTGGCAGACAGCCACATCCGCATGGCGATCGGTGACGCCATCACGCCGCTGAACATCGCCTTCGAGATCATGGAGGAGCGCTGAGATGAGCAGCGGCGGCTACAAGTGCCTGTGCCCGGCTTGCGGGCACCCGATGCGCATCCGCAGCAGCGAGGTGCAGAGCCCGAGCGTCAAGGCGATGTACGCGCAATGCACCTACCTGCCCTGCAGCGCCTCCTTCTCCGGCTCGCTGTCCTGGGACTTCGAAATCAGCCCGTCGGGCATCGACCGCCCCCGCGTCCAACTGCCAGTGGCGCCCTCGGTGGAGCGCATGCGCGCCATGCGCGACAACCGCCTCAAGACGGCCCAGCTCGACCTGCTCGACACCCTGCCCATGGAGGCCACGGCATGAAACCGCAACCGATCAACGTCAACGACTACCGGGACTTCATGCAGGCCGCCGCGCGCTCCTACCTGGAGCGCCGCAAGGACCAGTACCTCTCCGGCGACGACCACCTGTTCAACGCCTGCGTCAGCCACCTGGCCAACGCCCTCGAGGTGCCGCTCTTCCTGTCGCAGTCTCTGGTACAGCGCGCCTGGAACGACCTGTTTCCCCAGCCCAACCCTCAGCTCGAGGTCGTCTGGATCAACTGGGACTGGGGCCTCGGCGATGCCGACCGCCTGATCGACGAACGCCCGAAACACCCCTGATCCCCCGAGCCCAGCCCCGCCTTGCGTGGGTTTGGGCGAGTTACGCCCTGAATTCGAGGTATCCGCCATGAGCGGTCAGATTTTCATCAGCGTCGAAGTCGACAATAAGCAGGCCTCCAGCTACCTGGCCTGGCTGGTCAGCCAGTACGAAACCGCCATGGCGGCGTTCTGGTTCGACGACCGCTACCGCTACACCCCGCAGGGCTTCCGGGCCAAGCGCATCATCGAGGACCACCCGCACATGGTCGGCCTGGTCCGCACCATCCGCGCGCTGCGCGCCCAGCTGGGAGTCGCGGCATGAGAGACATGGACGTAGAGCTGCGCGACGAGGTGCTGCGCAAGCTGCAGGCGCAGTTCGGCCTGAAGCCGGTCAGCGGCACCAAGTACCTGCGCAAGGGCGAATGCCCATCGTGCGGGAAGAAGGAACTGTTCAGCCTGGCCGACAACCCCTGGTTCGTCCGCTGCGGCCGGGAGAGCAAGTGCGGCGAGAGTTGGCACGTCAAGGAACTCTACCCCGAGCTGTTCGACGACTGGAGCAAGCGCGCGCCGGCCACCGACAAGGAACCCACGGCCTCGGCCAAGGCCTACCTGGGCTACGCCCGCGGTTTCGACCTGGCGATGATCGAGGGGTGGTACACCCAGGAACACTACTGGGACCGTGATCTCGAGATCGGCAGCGCCACCGTGCGCTTCACACTGGCCAAGGGCGGCTACTGGGAGCGGCTGATCGATCAGCCCCACCGCTTCGGCAAGAAGAAGGCCCGCTTCAAACCCGGGGATAGCCCGCGCGGCGTCTGGTGGTGCCCGCCGTGCGTCGACCTGCTCGAGGTCGATACGCTGTGGATCGTCGAGGGCATCTTCGACGCCATCGCCTTGCTGCACCACGGCATCCCCGCGGTGTCGGCCATGAGCTCCAACGCCTTCCCCGAGGAGTCCCTGCGGGAACTGAAGACCAACCGCGGCGACAAGCTGCCGAAACTGGTGTGGGCCCTGGACAACGAGCCCGGCGCCCACGCCTACACCCGCCGCTGGGTGAAGCAGGCCCGCGAGCTGGGCTACGTGTGCGAGGCGGCGCAGATACCCCAGCGCGGCAACCGCAAGACCGACTGGAACGACCTGCACCAGCGCTGGCTGTTCATCGACGACAAGGCCGCCCGTCACGACCAGTTCGAGAAGGACATCAAGACGGCCCGCCACGAGGGGGCGCTGCTGATCGCCGAGAGCGCGGCCGAGAAGGCACTGCTGATGTACGACTGGCACAAGCGCGGCGAATTTCACTTTCGGTTCGGCAACCGCCTGTACTGGTTCAAGCTGGACATCGAGAAGTTCAACAAGGCCATGCAGAACCTCGAGAGCAGCGAGGACCACGACGAGCAGTTGCTCAACCAGAAGGAAATGCGTGACAAGGCCCTGCAGCAGTCCGGCGCCGTGGTGGAAATCGCCAACTGCTTCCCCCAGGCCCTGTACTTCCAGCGCAACGAGGTGACCGACGAGAGTTGGTATTACTTCCGCATCGACCGCCCCGACGACGAGAGCGTGAAGAACACCTTCACCAGCGCCCAGGTGGCGGCGGCCAGTGAGTTCAAGAAGCGCCTGCTGGGCGTGGCCGCCGGCGCCATCTTCACTGGCAGCGGAGCCCAGCTGGACCAGATCATGAAACTCCAGCTGACCGGCCTGAAGACGGTGGCCACCATCGACTTCCTGGGCTACAGCAAGGAGCACCAGTGCTACGTCCTGGGCGATGTCGCGGTGCGCGGCGGCGTGCTGGAGAAGGCCAACGCCGAGGACTTTTTCGAGTTCCAGAAGCTGCGCCTGAAGACACTGCAGCGCTCCATCAAGCTGCAGATCGCCATGGACGACAAGGGTTACCGCCCGCAGTGGCTCGACTGGCTGTGGATCTGCTTCGGCGCCAAGGGCCTGGTCGCGCTGGCCTTCTGGTTCGGCTCGCTGTTCGCCGAGCAGATTCGCGCCGAGTTCCAGAGCTTCCCGTTCCTCGAGGCCACCGGCGAGGCCGGCGCCGGCAAGTCCACGCTGATCACCTTCCTCTGGAAGTTGCTCGGTCGGGCGGACGAGGAAGGTCAGGACCCGTCGAAGATGACCAAGGCCGGCCTGCGCCGGTGGCTGACCCAACTGTCGAACATGCCCATGGTCATGCTCGAGGCCGACCGCAGCGACAACAGCCGTGCCGGCGGCGCCTCCAAGTCGTTCGACTGGGACGAGTTCAAGCCGCTGTTCAACGGCCGCGCGCTGGGTGTGACGGGCCAGAAGACCAGCGGCAACGAGACCTATGAGCCGCCCTTCCGCGGCACCCTGGTGATGAGCCAGAACGCCACGGTGCAGGCCTCCGAAGCGATCATGACCCGTATCGTGAAGCTGCACTTCATTCGCCCGGAGATCACCCGCGAGAGCCAGGCCGCGGCCGACAACCTCAACCACCTGGGCGTGCTCGACGTCAGCCACTTCCTGCTGATGGCCATCCGCATGGAAAACCGCGTGCTGGAGTGCTTCCGCGAGCGCCTGAAGGCCCACACCGCCACCCTGCGCAAGCTGAAGCAGATTCGCATCGAACGCCTGATCCTCAACCACGCCATGTTGATGGCCCTGGTGGACGCCCTGCGCCTGGTCGTGCCGCTGACCGACCAGCAGCACGCCGCCACCCAGCAGCAGCTGATGACCATGGCCCTGGAACGCCAGTCCGCGGTGAACGCCGACGCGCCGGAGGTGGCGGAATTCTGGGAGGTGTACGAGTACCTCGAGAACACCCGGGAAGGCCCCGTCCTCAACCACAGCAAGAAGCCCGAAACCATCGCCATCAACCTCAACGAGTTCGTGCAGATGGCCGCCGAGCACCGCCAGAAGGTGGCCGACGCCTCGACGCTGCGCGACCTGCTGAAGGAGTCCCGGCGGCATAAGTTCCTCGAGTACAAGGCCGTCGACAGCGCTGTGCGCGCTGCCCAGGCGGTGAACAACTCCATGTTTTCCAAGCCCAGCACGGTGAAGTGCTGGATTTTCGAAGCCTGACCGGCGCGGCAACGCCGGCAACCACCACCCCGAAAGGAGACACACCATGCAGAAGCAAACCCCGAAATGGCTCGAGCACTTCATCACCGCGTTCGGTCCCAAGGGCCTGGTCGCCCTGGCCTGGTGGGCCGGTGCCTTCCACGCCGAACGCATCCGTTCACTGCAGCAGGCCTACCCCATCCTGCACCTGACCGCTGAAGCCGGTGCGGGCCGTAGCACGCTGCTGAACAACCTGGGGAAGCTGGCCGGAAACCCCTACGTGACCAGTTTCGACGTCGGCCACATGTCGCCGAGCGCCCTGCATCGGCTCTTCGCTACCGCAGGGAATCAGCCAACGGTCCTGGAGGCATTCGACGCCAAGGGCGCGGCACAGTTCGAGCAATTCCCGGTGTTCTACGAAGGGGACTGCATCTACCACAACGGGCGCGGTTATGAGCCTGTGAAGTTCCGGGGAGCGCTTGCACTGGTGGGCGGGGCCGACGCCGTCAGCGATTCGCGGCAGCTGCGTTCTCGCGTAATCAACATCCACCTCACCAAGCCAGCGTTCACCGAGGAAGGCCGGGCCGCTGTCAATGCACTCGACAGTCTGTCCTCCATCGAGGCAGACAAGTTCCTTGCTCCGGTGCTCGCTGCCCGTGACCTGGTCATGTTCCGCATCGGCCAGACCCAGGCCTACATCGACAGCCTTCGCGAAGACATGGGCGAGGCCCTCGGCCTGCGCGAAGCCCGCAACCACGCCCAGATTCGCTGCCTGCTCGACGTGCTCTGCGACCTTGGCCTGCTGCCTGACCACAGCGTTACGGCTGCCCATGCCGAAGTCTGCGAAATGGCCTGGGACTACGTGTCCACCCCGTTCTGATCCCAATTCCCGGCGCGGCAACGCCGGGGTAACCCCCAAGGAGACACACCATGCAGAAGCACTTTTCCATCACCCAGGCCATGCGCGAGCAGGTCGCCGATCAGCTCACCATCCAGGCGGTAGCCAAACACGGCCCGCGCATCGCCGCCGACCTGGCAGCGCTGAATGAACAGTTCTGGGCCAAGCACCAGGCCAAGGTCGAGGCGCTGCCCGGCCTGGATAAGAAGCACTGGGGCGAACTGATCGCCGCCGGCGCCCTGGCCGCTGTCGTCAAATCCGACGTTCACTACATGAAGCCCCGCGAGAATCGGGAGCCGACCAGTAGCCCGATCTACCTCATCTATCACGAATACAAGGGTGACCAGCGCAACGCCCTGGTGCAGAAGATCATCGACTCGCCGGCCTTCGAAGGGGTGAAGCGGTTCCTGTGCAAGAACGCCACCCACGACCGGCACTGGAATCTCAGGCTGTCGAGTCCCAACGGCACCCTTCCCCGCCTGAACGGCATGGACATCATCACCGAACCGGCACAGGAGACACTGGCGCTGCTGTGCGCCCAGGATTTGCAGCAGGTGATGACGGGGGCCGAGGCTTTCCGCCAGCAAGCCATGTACGTGCTGCTCGCCTGCCGCACCTCGCGCCAGGTCGAAGACCTGTTCCCCGAGGCGGCCAAGCTGCTGCCGCAGCCGGTGAAGCAGGAGAAGGCCTTGGTACCCACCGAACTGGCGGCGAACGTCCGCGGGATGCTCAATTCCGGCGTGCCGCCGGTCGTGGCGGTGTGAGGTGGCGCAGATGAACGCAATGCAACTTTGGCAGGAAGCCCTCGCCCGTATGGCCGCAGAAGAAGCCGAGCGCCCAGCAATTCGCGCCGCTGGAATTGAAGCGCTGCAGCGCCTGCTGCCTGTAGCTCAACGGGGTACTGGGCAGAGCCGAATCGTCGGCCGTTTTCTGCTGAGCCTCTACAACGGCCAGGCGTTCCCCTTCTCCCTCACCGATCTGCGCGGCCTGGACACCCAGCTGTGGGAGGACTGCCTCGCACTGCTGCGGTTGGATCGACGGCCCGAAATCGAGGTGCATCAGTACGTCGAGAACGGCGAGGCCATCTGGTCGGACCTGAAAAGGGCTTGGGCACAAGAGCCCAACTGACCTCACCCCATAGGTAAGAAGGCCCGGGCGAGCGGCAACTCGCCGGGGCTGACCACCCCGAAAGGAGACACACCATGCACCACCTGCAACCACGCCATCGCTGGGCGTTGCTGGCAATGGTCGCCGCGCTGGCAGGCGTGACGGCCACCTCGGTGGCCCTGGCCATCGCCGCGCTGATCGAGACCCCGCTGCTGGCCGTCCTGTTCGCCTCGGCGGCGGTAGTGCTGGACCTGTTCAAGTACATCGCCTGGCCGCTGGCCCTCGGCCTGCTGGCAGCGCACCGAACCCTGTGCGCGCTGCTGATGATGGCGTGCGCCATGGCGCTGGGCGGCGTGTCCGGCTGGGCCAGCTACGACCGCCTGATGACCTCGATCGTCACCAGCCGCGCCGAGCACCAGGCACGCGAAGAACAACGCCGGGGGGACCTGGTGGAGCAACGCAACGCCGACGCCGCCCGCATCCAGCAGCTCGACGCCGACGCTGTCGCCATTCACCAGAAAGCCAACGCCCTGCGCGAACGGGGCATGGTCAGCCGCGCCCTGGAGCTGGAAACCGCCGGCATCGCTCGCATCGACGCTGAACGTGACCGCGCCCAGGTACGCCGAGACCTCGCCTCGCAGGAACTCACCGCCCTGATCGCCCAGCCGGCCAAGGCCTCAGGCCTTCCCCTGCAGCTGGCCACCCTGCTGTGCGTCGGCTTCGCCGCTGCGCTGGAAGTGGTGCCCGCCCTGATCCTCTCCGCCCTACGCCCGACGCCCGTCGAGGAACGCGGCCCGATAACGGTAACCGAGCACCAGAAACAGCCCGAGGAACGCCACCAGGAACAGCCGGAAACGGCCACAGATCAGGACTTGCCGCAACTGCTCCAGCAGCTCATCGCCGGAACGGAGAGCGGCGCCAAGGTGGCGGTGCGGCAGGTGGCGAAGGAACTACGGATCGGCAGCAACAAGGCCACCAAGCTGATGCAGCAGGCCGCCGAGATAGGCGTGCTGCACAAGACCGCCGGCGGATACGTCGCGGCATAAAAGAGAAGGCCCCGGTGAGCGGCAACTCACCAGGGCCATACCACCCCGAAAGGAGACACACCATGCAAGCACATCAACCCCAAGGCGGCGACGCGAAGGCTAGCACACTGGAGGCCGGCAACCATCCTGATGATGTCCAGGCCATCTACGCCCTGTTCATCAAGTACGTCGGCTTCGCCCACGTGGATGAGCAGATGCTGATTGAGCTCCGAGACCGGACCTACGCATTGGGCCGCGCCAGGGGCCGGATGGAGGGGACCCGCGATACCCAGCGCCTCTACTTCATGCTTAGCGAATTCCGCAAGGTAGTCGTCGAGGTGCTTCCCGGGAATCGCAAGGAAGTCTATGTCGAAAGCGGCTTCATGGGCGATGAACGGGGCCCTTCCGTCATGGCCAAAAGCGACATCGGCTCCGATGAACTTCTGGAAATGAAGCGCCGCGCCATCGATCTGGCCATGGCTCAGGAGGCGGATCGTGCTTAATCGTATCCGTCCCCCGCTGGCCAGCAAGCGCCTGGACGTGCCCAGCATCTGCGACATCTGCGGCAAGGCCCGATTGACACGTAAGCACCAGCGCTGCAGCCGCATTCGCCAGCAGCAGAGGGCCGCCGAGTGGGCCACCTACATGGAGAACCTCGCCGCCAAGAAAGCCCAGGGAGGGTGCCGCCATGCTCGTTAAGCGCACCTACAAGCACTTCGGCTTTTGCTGTGGCCTTGGCTCCGGTGCAGCGGGGTTCAATGACAGCGCCCTGCAGATCGCCAACATGCTGGGCAACTGGCGCTGCATCGGCGGTGTCGATATAGACCGTGCCGGCCTGGCCGACTTCGAGGATTTCACCGGAACCAAGGGCACCTTGCTCGATCTGTTCACCCGCGAGCAGTACATCGCATTCCACGGAAAGGAGCCGCCTGCCGGCTGGAAGGAGGCGACTCTCGACGACATCCGCCGAGCTGCTGGCAACGATGATCCCGACGCGGTCTTCATCAGCAGTCCCTGCAAGGGCGCCTCCGGCTTGTTGCCCGAGTCGATGAGCATCACCCCGAAGTACATGGCGCTAAACGAGCTGACGCTCCGCTGTGTCTGGCTGATGCTTGAGGCTTGGCAACACAACCCGGTCAAGCTGATCGTCTTCGAGAACGTGCCTCGCCTGGCTTCCCGTGGGCGCTACCTGCTCGACCAGATCGTCAAACTATTCCGCCACTACGGCTACGCCGTGGAGGAAACCGTCCATGACTGCGGCAAGATCGCCGGCCTGGCACAGAGCCGCCCGCGCTTCCTGCTGGTAGCCCGCCACGTCGAGCGTGTTCCGGCCTTCCTCTACCAGCCGCAAACCCACAGCCTGCGCGGCGTCGGCGAGATTCTGAACCGCATGCCGATGCCGGGCGATATTGGTCTTGCCGGCCCGATGCATCGGCTGCCAGCACTGCACTGGAAAACCTGGGTGCGCCTGGCCCTGGTCGAACCGGGCAAGGATTGGCGCTCGCTCAACCGCTTCGCCATCGAGGATGGCTACCTGCGCGACTACCTGATCGTGCCGGAGTATCAGGCAGGCTATCTGGGAGTGCATGGCTGGAACGACAGCACGGGCACCATCGCCGGCCGCAACGGCCCAACCAACGGTGCCTATTCGGTGGCAGACCCACGGCCTGCGAGCAAGGCGGAATACGCCCAGTACGGCGTGATTCCATGGGATCGCCATTCGGGTGTGGTGACTGGCCAGCGCAGCCCAGGGCAAGGCCCGTTCAGCGTGGCCGACCCGCGCCCTGAGTGGAATCGCCACTCGAACAACTTCCGTGTGGTGCCTTTCGACCGTGCTGCCGGCACCATCATCGCCAGCGGCAAGGGTGTCCAAGGTGGTTGGCAGTCGGTCGCGGACCCGCGGGTTCTCGATCGCAAGAAGGGCGACGCGTACCTTACTGGCGGCCACTATGGCGTAGTGGACTGGGACGGTCCGGCCGGCGCGGTGTCCGCCAGCGCTCGGCACGACAACGGCCGCTGGTCGGTCGCTGACACTCGCCTGCCAGCTACGAATGACCGTCTCACCTGCGTCATCCGCAGCCTCCACGACACCTGGAATCGGCCGTTCACCACGCTGGAGCTGGCCGCGCTGCAATCGATGTTCGACCCCGAGGACATCTGGCAGCCAAACGACGAAACCGGTGCGCTGGAGCTGGTCGGTAAGCAGTTCATCCTGCACGGCAACAACGACGGAGCCTGGCGCGAGCGCATCGGCAACGCTGTGCCCCGTAAGGCCGGCAAGGCCATTGCCGATGTCATGCTCAGCACCCTGATGCTGTCCGAAATGGGCGAGACGTTCACCCTCAACAGCATGCCGGTATGGGTACGCCCACTGGCGATGGCCATCAGCCTGAGTCGGATGCATGACGGGGGTGCAGCATGAAAGCACTGAGCATCCGCCAGCCCTGGGCCTGGCTGATCGTCAACGGGCACAAGCCCCTTGAGAACCGCTCATGGCGGACGTTATTCCGCGGCCCTCTGCTGATCCACGCCGCCAAGGGAATGACCCGCGCCGAGTACGAGGAAGCTGCCAGTCTGTGTAGCAGGCTCAATGTCCCATTACCGGCTTTCGCCGAACTGGAGCGCGGTGGCATCGTAGGTCAGGCCTTCCTCTTCAGCTGCATCGATCACAGCCGGTCGCCCTGGTTCTTCGGCAAGTACGCCTTCGAGCTCCACGACGCCAAGCCTCTGCCGTTCCGGCCCTGCATTGGGCAGCTCGGGTTCTTCGACGTCGCCTACCCGGAGGTGGCCGATGACTGATCTCTTCTACCTGCAGGACAGCCGCGGTAACGTCGGCAGCCGGGCTATGTTCTGGTGCGCCGGCGGCGGCTACACCTCGAACCTCGACGAGGCCGAGACGTTCACTCGCGAGCGTGCTGTCGGGCAGTACAAGTGCCGCGAAACCGATCTGCCCTGGCCGGTGGCGTATGTCCAGGCCCGGGCCCAGGTCGGCGTCGACCATCAGTACCTTGACCTCTCGTCCGAGCAGGCCCTCGCAGCTGCGCCACCAGGCGACCGCATCTACGTCGCGCGCAAGCAGGAGTGGGACGGCAACTGCCTGGTCTGGAAATCGTTCAAGGTCGGCCGGACCTCCAATCTGGCGGATGCCAGCAACTGGAGCCTCGAGCACGCCGCCGGCTTCGCCGCCCGCGGCTACGTGCCATGGCCCAAGGGATACATCGACCGGTGCAGCCGGCCGGTGGCGGTGGCTGAGCTGCTCAACCACAGGCAGGCGCTGCGCTCGGTAGGCCTGAAGCTGCCGAAGATCGTCCGCCCACGCATCCGGCGATACACCGTGAACTGCGCTGGTTGCGGGCGATTCCTGGGCGAGCACCAGGTCTACGGCGATTGCCCGAATTGCGGGGAGAACAACGCGCCATGACCGTTTCTCGCCCAATCGTTCGCTACCACGGCGGAAAATGGATGCTTGCCCCGTGGATCATCCGGCACATGGCCGACCATCACACCTACATCGAGCCATTCGGAGGTGGTGGCTCGGTACTGCTCCGCAAGGAGCGCGCCTACGCCGAGGTCTACAACGACCTCGACGGCGACATGGTGAACCTGTTCCGCGTGGCCCGGGATCATGGTGGCGAACTGCGCCAGGTCCTGGCGTTGACGCCGTTTGCGCGCGAGGAGTTCGAGGCCAGCTATGGCAACGCCACGGACCCTCTCGAGCGAGCACGGCGCACGGTCGTTCGGTCACTTCAGGGGTTCGGGAGCGCGGCAGCTAGCGGCGAACGCACGGGCTTCCGTGCTTCCTCCAGCCGCAGCGGCACCTCGCCAGCTATCGACTGGCGCAACTACTCTGAGGCCCTGCCGGCCATTACCGAGCGGCTCCAGGGCGTAGTGATCGAGAATCGAGACGCCATGGACATCATGGCGCACCATGACCGGCCGTCGACGCTGCACTACGTGGATCCGCCATACGTGCACTCCACGCGCAGCACCAAGGTGCGCCACAACGACACCGGGAAGAGCTACCGGCATGA